ACCTACTATGCATCCTGCTTTAGTAAATGAATTAACTCATTTTGCTCATGAGCGAGGAATCTTTATTACTATTGAAACTGAAGGATCTCATTTCTTAGAAACTGATTACCCAATAGGACTATTATCTATTTCCCCTAAATTCAGCAACTCTATTCCGGTAGTAGGAGCTAAGACCCCACTTGGAGAGATAGTAGATGAAAAAATGATCATTAAACATAATAGTAAACGATTAAATAAAGAAGCAATTAAAGCCTCTATTGAATACCATAATGATTATCATATTAAACCAGTATTGGATAAAGAGCTTAGTATTCTCCCAGAAGTGGAAGAATTCGTTAAAGAATTAGAGATACCAGATGAAAAGATTTGGTGTATGCCTGCTGGTGATGATATTCCCGCTTTGCAAGAATCGTACCCCGTAGTAATGAACTTTGTAAGAGATAGGGGATGGAGGTTTACTGGTAGAAGTCATATTATGGCTTTTGGAACCGAAAGATGTGTTTAATATATTTAAAATAAAATAATGGAAAGTAAAAAGAAATTTGTTAAAAAGTATGAATGGGTAGGTGATGTTAGCTCTTATAAAGAACCTGAGGCTAATGAACATTCTGTTAAGTATAATGAACCTAATAGAGAATATGATTCAGAATATAGACCTACTAAAGCAGATATTGAAACCTTCCCAGATCTACAAAATGGTCCATCTTCATTAATTCAAGGTTCTCCTGTAGAGATTCAACAAGTTGGAATCCATAATTTTAGATTACCATTACGTTACAAGAAAAAAGATGGAGGGGAGATTGAACTTGAAACCAAAGTAACAGGTACAGTATCCCTTGAGGCACATAAAAAAGGTATTAATATGTCTCGTATTATGAGATCATTTTATGAGTTTAAAAATGACGTTTTTAGTATTGATAAATTAGAAACTGTACTTTCTAGTTATAAAGATAAATTAAAATCATTTGATGCTAAGATTGCCTTAAAATTTTCATATCCTATTATTCAACCTTCCCTTCGCTCAGGATTAGAAGGTTATCAATACTATGATGTAACGCTAGAGGGTAACCTAGATAAAAGTGGTGTTCTCAAGAAAATTATCCATTTTGATTTTGTCTACTCTTCAGCTTGTCCTTGTTCCTATGAATTAGCTGAGTTCGCTAGAAAATACAGAAACAAAGCTACAGTATCCCACTCTCAAAGATCAGTAACTAGGATATCTATTGAATTTGATGAATTAGTGTGGATTGAGGATTTAAAAGAAATGTGTGATAAAGCACTACATACAGAAACTCAAGTAATTGTAAAAAGAGAGGATGAAATGGCATTTGCTGAGTTAAATGGATCTTATCTTAAGTTTGTAGAGGATGCTGCTAGATTATTATATGAACAACTAGTAGAGGATAATAGAATTAAGGACTTTAGAGTTATTTGTTCACACCAGGAATCTTTACATTCACATGATGCTGTATCAGTTATACTAGCCCCGAATAGTAAATTTAGTGGTGATGTACCTCATGAATTATGGTCAAGTTTAATCCACATTTCATAAACTTTTCTATAAAAATACGTGTATACCCTAAAAAATTTTATTATATTTATACTACAAATAAAGTGTTATGTCATATTTTAAAAAATTAGTTAAACAAGAAATCCGAGAATCATTGATTCAACTTCCATTTCATGATGACCCTACATTATGGACTGAACAATTAGCAGATAATATTACTTCAAAATTTGAAGGACGATATGTCCCCTTTATTACAGAAGTAGAAGAATTTAACACTGTAATGGGTAAAGAATGGCAGAATAGAACTGAACCCACTATAGATAAAAAAGATGCTGAGTTTGTTATTAATTTTATTCAAGAAGAGTTAGATGAACTCCGAGAAGCAGTTGAACAAGAAAATATTCAGGAGGTGTTAGATGCAATCCTAGATATCACTTACGTAGGACTAGGTAATGGTGCTATGGTATTTGGGTTAAAAGATAAAATTTGGGAAGCATATCAAGAAGTACAAGCTTCTAATTTATCTAAAATTTGCACTACATTAGAAGAAGCTGAGGAAACAGTTAAAGTACGTTCTGAACAACAAGGTGAACCTTGCCATTATGAGGAAGTAGGCAGCAATTATGTTGTATATAGAACAAGTGATAAAAAAGTAATGAAATCAATTAACTATTTCCGTCCTGACTTATCAAAATTCTTTAATGTATAAAAAAATATACGCCCAACCTATAGGAAAAAATAAACATAAAATCCATCTATGGACCGATGCTGGTAAAGAAGAAATAGAGTGGATCAATAAATCTTATAGGGAATGTGATCCTGGATCGGCTACCCATACTGGCCTAAATGGTGAACCTCTAAAAATTACTTCTAAATGGGAAAGAGAGGAGCCTAATCTTCATTATTGGGATATACCTGCCCATCAAAAGTTCCTCATAGAAAAATATGGCACTAATGATGAACCTTCAGTTACACATAGAGAAGTATTTTTTGATATTGAAACCGAAATGGGAGATGCTCTTACTGAGGATTATATAAAACGAGCCCCTAAAAAAGTAACTTCTATTGCCTGGTATGATAAGCAAGTTGATCAGTGGGGCATCTTAATTTTAGATACTAAACGGCAATTAGAGTATACTAAAAATAAAAATCAAGAAATAATCCCAGTACAAACAGAACGGGAACTTCTTTACAAATTTCTTGAAAAGTTTCGAGAAATGGACCCTGATATTATTGTGGGTTGGAATAGTGATTATTTTGATGTGCCTTATCTTTATTATAGGATGTGTAATGTGTTAGGTGAAGACATAGCTGCCCATCTTTCTCCTATTCAAAAAGTAAGAGAAACCCCCTGGTTTAAGGATCAATATATTCAAATCATGGGGGTTGAATCTCTTGATTACATGCGTTTACACAAAAAATATAGTTGGGCTGATGAACCATCTTACCGTTTAGATGCTATTGGCGAAAAATATGTTGGTGTAAATAAAATTGAGTACGAAGGTAATCTTGATGATTTGTTTGAATCTGATATTAATAAATTTATTGAGTATAACTTTCGTGATGTTGAAATCTTAAAACTATTAGATGAAAAGTTAGAATATTTAGCACTAACTAAAAATCTATCCCATAAGGGTAAACATAACTATAGTGAAGTCTATGCCAACACTAAAACTCAAGATGGTGCTATCTCAGCATACTTATTGGAACAAGGATTAATCCCACCTTCCAAAGATAAAAGTAATATTACTAAAAAGGGTTATGCTGGTGGTTTTTTATTCTGTCCTAAAGCAGGTATTTACAATTACATGTTTGATGAAGATCTAACTTCATTATATCCTTCTATTATTATGACTATTAATATAGGCAAGGAAACATTAGTTGGTAGAATTCTTGATGCCGATGATAGGAATAATCGTCTTGGTCTTAATGATTTAATGAATAAAGACCCTGAAAAGGAAATAACTATAGAAAATGCTAAACGCCAAAGAACTCAAATAAAAATAGGTAAACTAATTAACTTAATTAAAGACATGGGAATGTCTATATCAGCTAATGGAGTGTTTTTTAGAACTGATAAACAATCCGTTTTATCTACTATACTTAATAAATGGTTTGATGAACGGGTTAAGTATAAAACTGAAATGAAAAAAGCATACAAATCAGGTAATAATGAATTAGGCGCATCATTTCATATGAAACAGTATACCATGAAAATCCTACTAAACTCACTTTATGGTGCTACTGCATTACCTAGCTTTAGGTATGGTTCTGTTATTTTATCTGAAGCTATAACTTTGTCGGGTCAGCGCATTATTCAAGAATCAGCTCTATGTGTGAATAAACATATGAATAAAGTAATTAAAGAAAATCAACCATTTGAAATATGAAATTAACTGGACATGCATTTAAAAGAGGTTCTATAGTTTTACTAAACGGCAGACCTATAGATAAAAAAGAAGTCATAAAATTAAGTGAAAATTGGAGTGAAACTCTAATTAAACAATTTAAGAAACTTCTTAAACATGGAGGAGAAATTTTCTTAGAAAAAGAAAACCAACATTTTATTATAGAAACCGATAGTCCTTTATTAAATTCACAGGGAGAAAAGGACGGAGGAATGTTTAAAGGACCTTCAGTAGAAGATAGATTTTAATGAAAGAATTAGAAACTACACCCTGGTATATTTGTAATGAAGAGGACACTAACTATTGTGCCTACATGGATACTGACTCTGTTTATATCCATGCTGAACCAATGCTAAGACATCTTTACCCAGACTTTGATACTATGTCTGATGAACAAAAAGATGAAGCATTAGAAAAGATAGCCCTTAAGTACCAGGATATAATTACTACTTCATATGACACATTAGCTGAAAATTGTTTCAATATTAAATCCCATAGACTTGAAATGAAAACTGAATGTGTTATTCGTTCAGCTTATTTTAGAGCCACTCGTAGGTATGCTCAGTGGATTACTAAACAAGAAGGTATAACCAAAGAATCACTTGATGTAAAAGGATTAGAATTTAAAAAGGCTAATTTTCCCCCTATTTTAGGTAAATTTTTTAAGGATATTTTAATTGATGTATTAAAAGGTACAGAACAAGAGAAAATAATTGCTAGAGTTAAAGAATTCAAATCGCAAATATTAGATGGTACTATCCCTCTTGCTGAATTAGGTAATCCTCAATCTGTTAAAAAATTAAATAAGTATATTAGCAAAAAACCCCTGGCAGGAGAAATGTTTTCTACTTTAGAAAAAGGTGCTACTGCAGCTATTAAAGCTACTGTTGCTTATAATGATTTACTTAGATTTTGGAAACTTAATACTCAATACCCTTATATTACCCAGGGCAGTAAAATTAAATGGATTTACCTAAAACCTAACCCATACCATATAGAATCATTAGCTTTTATGCCTGGTGCTGATATCCCACCTAAAATAAATGAATTCATAGAAAAATATGCTGATAGGAAAAAGGTTTTTGATAGTATCCTTTTAAATAAATTAGAAGGTTTTTTTAATGACCTGGGATGGGTTTTAAATTTAAACCCATACCAACAAAAGTTTTTTAAATTTTAGTTATGATTAAAAAAGTAGATTTACAAAGTTTTATAAATAAATATTACTTGAAAGTAAATGAACATGTAGTATGGTCTTTTATGGATAATACTTTAACTGTTAATTTTACTACACCTAGTAAAGATGTTATAGGAAATGTTAAATGTGAGGATATAGAATTCGAAAATGTAGACCTACCTATTTTTAACACTAAAAAGATACAATCATTAGTTGATTTATGTGAAGGTGAGATATTAATGGAAGTAGAAAAAACTAATAAAGTTCCTACTAAACTAAAAATATCAGATGAAAAATTCAATACAGTATATGCATTAGCTGATGCCTTACTTATTCCTAAAGTAGGTACTATCAGGGAAATTAAATACGACATAGAATTAGAATTAAATCCAGAGGATGTACTTAATCTTGTCAAAGCAAGAAGTGCAATGTCTGAAACCGCTAAGTTAGTTATAGGTACTACTAAAGATTTAGATGGTGATCCTGTTTGTGAAGTTATTTTAGGTGAAGAAGGAGGACATGATAATAAGATATCATACCAACTAAGAGGTAAAATAAATAAAATGGGAACTAAAATGCCTTTTAATTTAGACAAATTTAGAGATATCTTAAATGTAAATAAGAATTCAGATGAAGGTTTAATTCAATTAAGTACCGAGGGTTTAATGAAAATAACCTTCAAAAAAGGTAAAATAACTAGTACCTATTTTATGGTCCAACAAGCAGAAAATGAATTTTAATTATATGTATAATAAAACTGACCTAGGAGGCAGTAAATTGTTTTATTTTTTAACCGAGTAGCTTAGGCACTCACAAATTTTGTAACTATGAGTACACATATTTTAGAACGAAACGTTCACCCTTTTGATTTATTATTTCGAAACTTTTTCGAACCTGATCGTAATTTCTTTCCTGTAGTGGAAAGTAAAATTCCTCACCCTGTAGACATTTACGAATCAGATTTTGGTCTACATTTTGAAATTGCTTGCACTGGTCTCACTAAAAAAGATGTTGATATCAACATTGAAGGAGATGTACTTCGTGTTTCTTACAATAAGGAGAAAAACGAAACAGATAATGGGTACAAGTATATTCACAGAGGAGTAGCTAAAAGATCCTTTAATTTAGGATATAAAATTAGCTCTAAATTTAATTTAACCAAAGCAGCAGCCGAAATGAATAATGGATTATTAGAAATTTCCATCCCATTTGCTGATACTGCTAAACCCAGATCTTTAAAGATCAATTAATTTATTTTGCCTCCTAGGTTATTTTTTGTATATTTAAATCTTAAAAAAGTTTATGAAGAAGTTAGAAGCATTGTTCGATGCAGTTATTGTAAAACCCGTAGAAGAAGAAGATACTACTTATGGTTCAATTGTAGTTCCTGATATGGGTAAAGAAAAAAACCAACGTGCAGTAGTTGTAGCAGTTGGTCCTGGAAAACGAACCATCAATGGAAATTTAATTCCTACAACAGTAAAAGTAGGACAAACCGTAATTGTTCCTACAATGGGATTTACGCGTATGGAATTTGATGGGGAAGAATATTATGTAGGCCCTGAAAACCAACTATTAGCCCGCATTACTGATGAAGATTACCAACAAGAATTACCATTTTAAATAAAAGTTTATGTCAAAAATTATTGAATTAGGAGCAGATGCTCGAGAAAAACTAGTTACAGGTATTGATACATTAGCAGATGCTGTTGTTTCTACTTTAGGTCCTAATGGTAGAAACGTAGTAATCTCTAAAGCTAATGAACCTATTAAATCCACAAAAGATGGTGTAACCGTAGCTAAAAATATTAATTTAAAGGATCCTATTAAGGAATCAGGAGTACAATTAGTAAAACAAGCAGCCATTCAAACTGCAGATTCAGCAGGTGATGGTACAACCACATCTACCTTACTAGCAAGAGAAATTATTAAAAAAGGTCTATCTAGTATTAATAGAGGAGTTAACTCAGTAGAAGTTAAAAGAGGAATTGATTATGCCACTAAGAAAGTAGTAGATTGTCTTAAAGAAAAAGTAGCAGAAGATATTTCTTCTGAAGAACAACTAGAACAAGTTGCTACTATCTCAGCTAATAATGATCCTGAAGTAGGAAAACTTATTGCTTCTGCAATTGATAAAGTGGGTAGAGATGGGGTTGTACATATTGAAGAATCTAAATCTGGAGAAACTTATCTTGAAACAGTAGAGGGTATGCAATTTGATAGAGGTTATAAATCTCATTTCTTTGTTACTGATAATTCTACTATGACTTGTACTTTAGAAAATCCTTATATTCTAATTGCTGATCATAAATTTTCTACTGTTAAGGATTTATTACCAATTCTGGAAAGTGTTTCTACAACTAATAAATCACTTTTAATTATAGCTAGTGATATTGATAATGAAGCTTTGGCTACTCTTATTGTTAATAAAGCTAGAGGTACTCTAAAAGTAGCAGCTGTAAAAGCACCTGAATTCGGCGATAGACAAAAATTAGTTCTTGAAGACATTGCAGTATTAACTGGTGGTCAAGTATTTGATAAAAATAAAGGGATGAAACTCGAAAAATTCAGTTGGGACTGGTTTGGAGAAGCCCGTACAGTTACTATTACTAAGGATCAAACAACAATTGTTGATGGTAAAGGCAAAGTTGAAGATATTAATTGTCGAGTAGGTGAACTTCAATCACAAATTGAAAATGCTGCATCACCGTTTGAAATGGAAAAACTACAAGATCGTTTAGGTAGAATGGTTGGTGGTGTTTCTATAATCCATGTTGGTGGTTATAATGAAACAGAAATGCATGAGAAAAAAGATCGAGTAGATGATGCTCTCAACGCAACAAAAGCTGCATTAGAAGAAGGTATTGTTCCTGGAGGTGGAGCAGCACTTATTTATGCAAGTGAAGCCCTAAACCATAAGGATAGTTCTTTATCTCAGGATTTTTGTTTAGGTATTGATTTAGTAAAACAAGCATGTTATAAACCACTAGAACAAATTTTAACTAATGCAGGTTATGGTCCTAGCACTATTTATGAAACTATTAATACAATCTTAGATTCAAATGATACTTGGACAGGATTTGATTTGAAAAATGAATCTTATATTGACATGAGAAAATCAGGAATTATTGATCCAACTAAAGTAACTAGAACAGCCCTTGAAAATGCTTCATCAGTTGCTGGAACTGTATTATTAACAGAATGTGTAGTAGTAGAAGAACCTAGTGAGGAAGAAGCTACTCCTAACTATAATGGTATGTTTTAATGGAAAACCGGACTGAAATAGTTGAATTTCCTGAACTCATAGCAGTTAGGGTACCACCTGGAGATAAGTGGATGTTAAAGGATGATCCTTATGAAGTAATCCACCCATCTCTTACGGACGTATTAGAAGCTTACTTCCAAGCTACAGAGTTCAGGGGGGAATATAGATTAGCCCCCCTGGACTCTAAATTATACGCTCTCAAAACAAAAGAAGAGGAAATTATAGTTAAAGAAGAACCAGAGAAACGTTATGGCTTATTTGGAGAATTCAAACAGGGTGCGTAACTTCACGTAAATGATAAGTTATGGACAATCCAGCAATTAAAGTTATAAGTAGTATTATAGCAGGGTTTTTTATGGGAATATATATATTTTTTATAGCTATTTGCCTACCTGCTTTATGTATAGGAATTATAGGTGGTAATCAGGAAATAGGTGAATACCTATTAAGTCCTAATGAAGGTATAGGAATGACTCTTTTTAAATTTTGCATTTTTGGAGGTATTATATTTTCATTATATACTAGTTTTAGTAAAAAATAGGTTATGTCAAACATATTATTAAACGAAAAGTACCGCCCACAGACACTAGATACTTTTGTAGGAAATGAAAATGTTAAATCAACAATTTCTCAATATCTAGATTCCAATGATATTCAAAACTTTATATTCTACGGTCCCGCAGGTTCTGGTAAAACTACACTTGCTAAAATTATAGTTAAAAATTTAGATTGTGATTATTTATACATTAATGCATCGGATGAACGGGGAATAGAAACTATTAGAAATAAGGTTGTTGATTTTGCTAGTGCTGCATCTTTCAAACCTATTAAAATTATTATCTTAGATGAGGCTGATTTCCTAACTATTCAGGCACAAGCCTCTCTTAGAAATATAATAGAAACTTTTTCTCGTAATACACGATTTGTAATGACTTGTAATTTTATAGAACGAATTATAGACCCATTACAATCAAGATGCCAGGTACTTAAAATAGTACCACAATCTAAACAGGAGATAGCACGCCATGTACATGACATTCTATGTAAAGAAGATATAACCTTTGAATTAGAAGCTATAGGTGCTATAGTAAATAAACATTACCCCGATCTAAGGAAAATACTTAATACTGTACAATTTTCTACTAATGAGGGTAAATTACAACCTGATAAAAATGTTTTAGTATCATCAAATTATATCAAAAGTGTTATTAAGGAACTATCAGGTACTAAACCTAACTTTAAAGATTTACGACAGATTATAGCTGATTCTGGAGTAAATGACTACGAAGAACTATTTAGAGCTTTATTTGATTATGCCTCTAAATACGCCCCTGAATTAGAGGGCTCTATAGCTGTAATACTTAATACTCATTTATATCAAGCTAATTTTAGAATTGATAAGGAAATTAATATTATGTCTGCTATATCTAAAATTATTGAATTAAAAAAATCAAACACAATTATTTAAATTTTATTATGGGACAACAAACTAATCAACCGCAACTCAACATTGATATGAAAAATACTACAGCGGTTAAAACCCCCGATGGGGATGTAGTATTTCAACAGGGAATGTTACTACGTCAAATATCAAAGTTCGTAGCAGGTACAGATGAAGATGCCATTATGCCTCTACCTATTTTCTATGATGTTAAAACAGGAAAAATCCTTAAAGATACCATCCCTCCAGATCTACGTGAAGAATATAGTGAATATTGCGTATGACAATTTGGAATTGGTTAGAGGAAATTACCTATAAAAAATCTCCAGCAGATTCATTTAGTGAACAAGATTGGGAATCTTTTAATAGTTATATGATCCATAGGTTTATATCTATGAATCCCTATTATGTAGAACTATCTAATGAGGTCCAAACTATTTTACCCACTGAAAAACAACAAATTTATACTATTTATAGAGAATTAATACCTAAACGTAAGGTATTTCTTAAATATGTAAAGGGTAATATCACTAAATATAATGGAGATTTAATAGAATTGTTATCTAATCATTTCGAATGTTCTAAAAAAGAAGCAAAGGAATATTTTAATATTTTAGGGAAACTTAAAATTAAAGATATATTAAGTAAAATGGGTTTTGAAAAAAAGAAATCACTAAATTATTAAAAGCCTAAAATGGCCAAAAGAAAAAATCCAAAAATA